ATTGGATAGCAAAACTAGAAAAAGCAATTGCTCAAAAATATGGATTTGAGGCAATAGAGAATCCTAAAAAACACTGGACACCTGAAAAAGAAGAAAAGCACCAAAAAGAGACTGAAGAGTTTTATAGGAGAAAGTACTTTAAAGATACAAAATCTTCCAAAGAAAACTACAAAGGTTTTTTGATTAACAAAAAACTACTTACTAGAGAAAGTGATAGAAACTGTCCGGTTTGTGGATCGTACTCTTTTTCTGCTCAAGACGACCTTTATATGCAAAGATATAAATGTTGTTTTTCGTGTTACGTTACTTGGGTTGAAGACAGGGAGGCAAGATGGAATTCTGGATGGAGACCAAACAAGGAGCAAATAGATGGCAACAACACTTGAAATTATAAATGGCATTTCGCAGGTACTGGCAAAAAATTATGATGGTGCACTCGATGAAAACGATGAACCGCTAAAGGTTGGTCTGAAAAGGGAGGAGGGGAACCCTCTAATTGACCCAAGAGTTATTGATGGGTTTGGCGTAAAGTTTGAAGGAAATAAACTTTGCATAACTTACTCCAGCGAAATTAAGTTAAAAGAGGTTTATGGCGGCACTTTAGAAAATGATGTATCTTCTATGTTATCTGATGTAGCAAAATTTATAAAGAAAGAATATAGGGCACTTACAAAAAGTTCTCTGTCCCTCCAAGAAGATGGTGATGTGCAAGTTTTAGTACAACCTGTGTCAAGAGTTAGAACTCTTGTTACGGCAAAAAGGTCTTACGTTATTGGCGGCGTTGATTTGTTAGAAGCGGAAAGACCAGAGTTGGATATGCCAAACACACCAGAATCTACCAAAAAGTCTCAAAACGATAAAAGAAAGTCTGATCCTTTTGAAGTTTTTAAAGCATATAATTTTTCTAATAGGAAGAAGTAATGCGCTTAAGCGTTATTCTTATAACCGTGTTTTCTCTGATTTCTTGCATATCGGACGTAAATCCTGCATACGAAGAGGATAATTTCATTATAAGTCAAGAAGATATTGACCAAACAGAACTAGAAATGTGGATCTGCTACAATCCAGATAGCGAGTTACACGGAAAGATCTGCACAGAGGGTTGTTTGGTCGATGGTGATTATCACACTTTTTGTTGGCACCTGGATACAAACGAGTGTGAACATGATTTTCTTACAACTGTTATTGAAAAAGCGTGTATTGAGGTTGGATTATTATGAGTACACCCCTGACTAAAAAAGAGATAATGCGAGAAATAGTTAAGTGTGGTAAGAATCCTGATTATTTTATTACAAATTATGCCAAGATTACACACCCCATGAAAGGTTTGATACCTTTTAAGACTTACGACTTTCAGAAAGAGGCACTAAAGAACTTTGAAGACCACAGATTTAATGTTGTTTTAAAAGCAAGGCAGTTAGGTTTAAGTACAGTTACTGCTGCTTATATTGTGTGGATGATGTTGTTTCATAAAGAAAAAAATGTTCTTGTGCTTGCAACAAAGTTTGGTACCGCCGCTAACCTTGTTAAGAAAGTAAAAACTATATTAAAAAATTGTCCGTCTTGGGTAAGAATCGCACAAGTCTCAATCGATAACAGGACTTCATTTGAATTAACCAACGGGTCGCAAATAAAGGCGTCCTCAACAAGTGGAGATGCTGGTCGTTCAGAAGCGTTATCTTTGCTTGTTATAGATGAGGCAGCACACGTAGAAGGTCTTGATGAGTTATGGACTGGTCTTTACCCTACCCTGTCTACTGGTGGTAGATGTATTGCTCTTTCGACGCCCAACGGTGTTGGTAATTGGTTTCATAAAACGTTTATTGATGCCTCGAATGGTTCAAATGATTTTGTGCCAATGACCTTGCCCTGGGACAGACACCCAGACAGAGATCGTGAGTGGTTTGAAAAAGAAACAAAAAACATGTCAAGACGGCAAATTGCACAAGAATTGGAATGTAATTTTAATATGTCGGGCGAAACAGTCTTCCATCCAGATAAGTTAGATTTCTTATCACAGTTTGTTTCGGACCCCAAATATAAAACTGGTTTTGATAGAAATTATTGGATTTGGAAAGAATCCGAAAGTGGGGTGCCTTATTTACTAAGCGCAGACGTTGCCAGGGGGGATGGAAAGGATTATTCTGTTTTTCATGTTTTTGACACCCTTAGTATGGAAATCGTAGCGGAATATCAAGGGAGAGTTACACCAGATATTTTCTCTGATATCATTTTCAATGCTGGGCATGAGTATGGAGATTGTATGGTTGTTGTTGAAAATAACACTGTTGGGTTTGCTGTGCTTGAAAAGTTAAAAGAAAAACAATACCCCAACATATATCACTCTATAAAATCAACTCATGAATATGTGGACCAAGTTGTGGCAGAGTCTGTAAGTAACTCAGTACCGGGATTTACTACAAGTATGAAAACAAGACCTTTGATCGTAGCAAAGTTGGAAGAATTTGTAAGAAATGAACTAATTACCATAAATTCACCTCGACTCTATAACGAGATGAAAACTTTTGTTTGGAATAACGGACGACCCGAGGCAATGAGATCTTACAATGATGACTTAATTATGTCATGTGCTATCGGGTGCTGGGTAAGGGACACTGCGTTGATTGAAAATAAAAGAAATATAGAATATAATAAGGCATTTCTTGCTACAATGGTATCAACAGCAACAAAAATGAATACAACAATTAAGGGTATGCAAGGTTATAAGGGTGATAGTTTTTTTGAAAAAAAGAAATCACACGATAAAGTATATGAACAATATCCTTGGTTGTTCAAGGGATAATTAAATGGTGAGCAGAAGAAAAAACACAATGAACCCCAAAAACTCAGACAGTGGTTTATTTAAAAAATTAACAAGGTTGTTGTCTGGACCAATTGTAAATTACAGAACGCAGACTGCTAGAAGACTAAAGAGACGACAGTTGGACATGTATGCCAATAAGTTTAGATCTCTTAGCGGCAAGCAGTTTAAAAGAATGGATTACAATCCATTTGCAGGACTTTACGCAGGTGCTCAAAATAATCAAAATAGATTAGAAAGATGTGTAGACTTTGATCAGATGGAGTACACTCCAGAAATTGCATCGTCCTTAGATATCTATGCTGATGAAATGACTAATCACAGTTTGTTATCCCCTTTAATGTCTATAGATTGCAACAACGAAGAGATAAAGGGCATTCTTCACACTCTCTATTATAATATTATGAATCTGGAGTACAACTTATTTGGTTGGTGTCGCACGATGTGTAAGTATGGTGATTTCTTTTTATATCTTGATCTTGACGAGGTGCTGGGAATCAAAAGTGTTATAGGTTTACCAGGACAAGAATTAGAAAGGTTGGAGGGTGAAGATAAAACAAATCCAAACTATTGTCAATTTCAGTGGAACTCAGCAGGACTTACCTTTGAAAACTGGCAGATTGCACACTTTAGAATTTTAGGTAATGATAAGTATGCGCCATATGGCACATCAGTGTTGGAACCTGCTAGGCGTATATGGAGACAGTTAACTTTACTAGAAGATGCAATGATGGCGTATAGAATTGTTAGATCTCCAGAAAGAAGAGTATTCTATATTGATGTTGGCAATATTCCTCCTCAAGATATTGAACAGTATATGCAAAAAGTTATGACTCAAATGAAGCGTAATCAGGTTGTTGATCCAAATACGGGCAGGGTTGATTTAAGATATAATCCAATGTCTGTTGATGAGGATTATTTTGTCCCTACTCGTGCACAGTCTAGTTCAAGGATAGAGTCTTTGCCGGGTGGCACAATGACTGGAGACATCGACGATGTAAAATATTTAAGAGACAAGTTGTTTTCGGCGCTGAAGATCCCAGGTTCGTACTTAACAAGTACCAATGCAGATGCATCTGGCGGCGGAAAAGATGACGCTACAACATTAGCGCAAAAAGATATTAGATTTGCTCGTACAGTGTTGAGATTGCAACGTTCAGTTATTTCAGAACTAGAAAAAGTAGGTATTGTACATCTTTATACAATGGGTTATCGTGGAGAGGATTTAATTAGTTTTAAATTAAGGTTGAACAATCCATCTAAAATTTCAGAACTTCAAGAATTGGAGCACTGGAAAACTAAATTTGAAGTTGCATCGAGTGCCACTGAGGGATACTTTAGTCGTCAGTGGGTAGCGTCTAACTTGTTTAATATGACAGAAGAAGAATTTGTTAAGAACCAAAGACAGATGTATTATGACAGACAATTTGATGCTAAACTTGAGGCAGTCGCAGAACAGGCACAGGCAGAAGTTACAGCGGAGCAGGGTGCTGGTGCAGGCGGTGATGCCGCTGCTGGTGGAACTGATGATTTGTTGGGTGGCGATTTGGGCACTGGAGGCGAAGGTGGCGCCGGTGTTGATCTAACTGGTGGTGAGGATGCTCTAGGTGGCGGTGACACAGGTGGCGCTGACGCAGGCGCTGATGCAGGTGGAGGTGATACTGGCGCTGGCGATGCCGGCGGCGCAGCAAGCAATCTATTGGCAGCGCCTGGATCAAGAGAGGATCAGTATTTTCCTCACGCCTGGGAAAAGGCAAAAGGTAAGGTTCATATAACAAAAGCAATGACAGGAGAGCGAGACAAGAGAGATACTGGAGGGCGCACACAGTCGTATAGAACAGTGTCAGGTTATAAAAAACTCAAGTCTTTATCTAGAGGTGTAGTACAGGAAGATAACGAAAGGATTTCCGAGCACTCCAATACTAGTTATATTAAAGAGGAAGAAAAGATCTTTACTCTAAATAAAGAAGTTACTGATTTGATTGCAGGACTGCAAAACAGGGAAAACAAAAATGAGACTAAAGCACAATAAAAAAAGAAATACCGCCTTTTTATTTGAGGCACTTACTAGAGAGTACGTAAAGTCAATCATAAGAAACAATGTCAACCGACAAGGTACCATAAAGAATATAATAAAAAAGCACTTTTGCAATGGAGCGCTCAATGAGGAACTATCAATATACAGAGAATTGCTAGAATCAAAAAATCTCACCAGCAAAGAGGCAGAAAGTGTTTTATCTGAAGCAAAAGTTAGGTACACTCAACTGAACAAAAAGGAGATTTTTTCAAAGCAGAATATATTGATTAAGGAAATTAATCACACTTTATCATCCTCTGTTTTCTCTAACTTTATTCCAAATTACAAGGATATAGCAACAATATACAATATCTTTAATAATAAGACTACAATGAAGGAAAAGATTCTGTTGGAGCAAAGGATTGTTGAAAATCTTTCCTCAGAGACAGATAACGATTCTAAAGTTCATATCGATAATTTAACATACAAGACTTTTGTAGATAAGTTTAACAACAAATATGCAGACTTGCCAGAAGAGCAGAAAAACCTACTTACTAATTATATTGCTTCGTTTTCAGACAATGGTTTGTCTCTCAAGCACTATCTGAACGAAAAGGTTGGTGAACTAAAAGAAAAGATGAGCAATTTAAAAGAAACGCCGGAAACTCAGAACGAGGAAATAAAACAAAAGTTTAACAAAATTATTGAAAAATTGGATTCCTATAAAGATCGAGAAGTCGACGATGTGGTAGTTTCCGAGGTGCTTATGATGCAGCAACTGGTAAGGGAGATAGACAATGCTTAAAATAAATATTGTCAGAGGTGTCAAGGACCAAGAACCAATTACAAAGCAGATTATTTTTAAAGAAGCAAAAAAATCTTTAAATGGGGATATTATGATTTTTGATCACGATCTTATTGACATTGTTGTTTCAAAAGAAAAATCTAAAATTTCTGTATATCCAAAAAAAGTTGTAACTGAAGAGTGTACAATTATACAAGATAAACTTTTAATGTCCCTAGCAAAGACTGGAGTAATAGATAGAAGTTCCATAAGAAGTGGGTCAGTTCACTCTTCGTTAGAGGGAAGCATATACAAATCTGCAGATGAAAAGATTTCTTCTTTTCAGATGACTTTGTATGAGGTTTACAATTTTTTGCAAGATGAGGAAGTAAACATTAAATCAAGAGACACATTTAAAGATAGATTGCAAGACTTTTTTCTTGATCCCGACGAAGAAGACAGCACTGAGTTGGGCGAGATTCCACAGGATCCCAAAAAGGGCAGTCTAGATCATCAAGTCCGTCCGTATGGATACCAGTATATGTATTCAATCTTAAGAGAAATAACGGAGAAGTAATGCTCACCTTTACGATTGCCTGCGTTGGCATGACTCAAATTTTAGTCTTTGGAAAAATATTTAACAAGATAAGACCCACAAAGGGTTGGTTTGGAGACCTTTTTAAATGTCCCATGTGCACTGGGTTTTGGACTGGTGTGTTTTTGTGGGCGATAAGTCCATATACAGAACTATTTACGTTTGACCATTCTTTGGTCACAGGTTTTGTGCTGGGTTGTTATTCGTCAATAGTATGTTATTTTTCAAGCATGCTAGTGAATGATTACGGACTTAATGTAAGGCACACTTTTGAGGAGTAGAAAAATGAAGCGTTGGATGCTACAAAGAGTAAGACGTTGCTGTAGCGGCAAGTATTTGAAGCGGGTGGCCCCCGCTTAGAGGAATGTTATGAAACTATTAAGAGAATATTTTGAACTGTGTGATGGGGGTGTATGTCAAGACCTTCTAACCGAAGATGAAAAGAGAAGAGTTGCGAATGGTGCTACCATATTAAGTGGTGTTATGCAAATGTCAGAAACTAAAAATCACAATGGTAGAATGTATCCACATGCCTTACTAGAAAGAGAAGTGAAGAGATATACGGAGTTGGTTGAACAAAGAAGAGCACTAGGCGAACTTGATCATCCAGAGTCTTCCGTTATCAATTTACAAAATGCCTCACATCTTGTTACTGAGATATGGATGGACGGAAAAAAGGTTATGGGAAAGATAGAAGTCTTGCCAACACCTTCTGGTAACATATTGAAGAGTCTGGTTGAGTCTGGTATTCCATGTGGAATATCTTCTAGAGGCATGGGATCAGTTAGAGAGCAAAACGGAGTGACTCTAGTAGAAGATGATTTTCAATTAATATGTTTTGACATGGTTTCTGACCCATCAACACCAGGTGCGATTATGTCTAGGGTTAATGAGTCAAAGGATATGACAAGAGAGTTAACAAGAATTGATAGAATTAATTCACTATTAAATAAAATTTTGAGGTAAGCATGAATTCACAAGAATTAAAAAAGTTAAAAAAGTTTTTAAAACCATTAATCAGAGAATGTATTAAAGAGGCAATCTTTGAAGAGGGTGTTTTATCCACTCTGGTTGCAGAAGTTGCTTCCGGTATGGGAACACAACAGATAACAGAACAAAAACAAACTACAAAATTAATGCAACAAGAACGATCAGAAGCAGTTTCGAAAAGATTAAAAGAATCTAGAAGCAGAATGATGGAGGCAGTAGGCAAAGACGCCTATGGTGGCGTTAATGTGTTTGAGGGCACCGAACCACTGTCATCTGGCGGATCTGCTGGCAGCGGTCCATCGACATCGCCTCTTGCCAATAGAGATCCTAAAGATAAGGGAGTTAATATTGACGGGTTGCTTGGTGCATTTGGAAAGAAATGGGACGCATTAAAATAAGGATTAAAAAATGGGAAAACCAGTAAATTTTGAAGTAAGACCTAGAAACAACGAAGATCAGATGAGAATGATCAGAAGGTTTGTTAAGAAAACCAAAAAAGAAGGACTTGTTGAAAAGGTTCGAAAGCGTAGTAGATTTATTTCAAAGTCAGAAATAAGAAAACTAAAAAAGGCAAGAAAGAAAAGATTATCTCAAGAATCAACAAGAAAGTATCTTGAGAAATTTCAAGACTAATTATAATTAATAACGGAGATTTAAAATGGCATTTGGATTTAGTAATACACCGCCCGCATCGGAGTTCCACAAGCATACTAGTTTTGGTCGCACACGACAGGCAAAAAACCTAGCAGGGGCACACGGGACGGAGATCACACCATCTGGTGATGCACCTACATTATCAACACAGGGATTCGCAACAGAAACGCAAAAGCATTTACATATGTTTCTTAAAGAGACGCAGGGCAACGCAACAGTTGTAACGGTATGGGCATATACTTATGCTTTTGGAGTTTGGTATTTATTGCAATCCGGAGGATCAAATGTAACAATAGGTGCTACCAGCGGTACGAAAGTTATGTCCGGTGCGGATGCAATTGATATATCTGGTGTTGATAAACTGTATTTTCAGTTAACGACCGGCACTCACCATGCAAATGACCAGTTTTTTGCTGCTGCTAATACTATGCCAGTTAAGTAAGGAGATTGTTGTGAAGAGACATCATAAAATTAAACCAGACTTTACCATTGATAATATCAATGATTTAAATAATGAAAAGCAAATAACCACAAGACAAGAAACAAAAACTCTTGCATCTGTCCCGCTGAGGATGATTATACCAGGTTTGTCCTCACTTAGAACAAACCCAACAAGGAATTAAACATGAAAGACTTTAAGTTAATATACGAAAATTTCAAAAACTTTGAACAGAAAACAGAGAAAGACCGTGCACTAGATCAGGTTAAGAGATTACAACCTTTACTGAATGAAACTGCATTAGATTGGTACAAGCACGATAGATTACAATATATTAGAGAAAACTTAAAGTCATTTCACGTCAGAAACGAGAAGCAAGAATTAAATGAAATTTTTGGTCTTTCAAAGAAAGAAAGATTGATTAAGAAAATCGTAAAACTTAATCCTGATATGCCTAAGAGTCCAGCAGACGTACCGGAAGGTAGTGAGGAGATGGACCAAGAAGAACTCAAGATGATGAGTGTTGAGGAACTAGAGGCATATTACGAAAAATCCAAAGAAGGAAAAGATGAGTTTATTGATTATGACGACCGAGGATTTTTTGCAAAGGTTGTAGATAAGATTAAGGGTATCGGTGATGTCAGTTTAATTGGCAAAGGTACGGGACTCCTGATTGGCGGTGACGAAGTCCTTGATGTTAAAAAGAGAAAAGCGTTACAGGATAAAGCACAGAGGGATATTGAAGGTCAACTGCAGCAACTTGACTATGAACCACTTACGGATCTGTATAAGAAACTTGTTGATGCAGAATTCCCAAACAATGAAGCATTCAAATCCGGCGCTGATGAAATTGAACAAATGTATGAGGACATCAAAAGCAAGTACGAAAGCGGTGAGATTTTTGGTGTTGTTGCAAATTCTATTGTTGCGGTAATGCGATCATTGGTCATTTACTTCCAAGACTACAAAATGAACGATAAATTTTACTACGTGAAGGGTAAAATGAATGAAGCAATTTGGAATGCCTACAAGGTAGGGTTAATCACAGAGCAAGAAAAAGTTGCAGACAATGCTCAAGAGCAAGAGTTTTTTGACGGCGGTAACGAAGGTGAGCAAGGCGGAGAAGCACAGGTCGGTACTAAGTACGGCACAACTTCAAAAAATTACCAAGCAGCATACTCTGCAAAATTCCCCGTTGGACTTGCCCTTGGTGGTTTGACAATAGTTGGTGCTGGTTATGCACTAAATACTCCGTTTGTACAAGAATATATTGCTGATGCATATAAGGTTAAAAAAGTTGTAAAGTGGACAGTTTTCACTACAAAGTTAGTCACAAAGAGTCTGGGGTTTGGTACGGTTGAACCAGGTGAGGGTCTCATCCACGTTGTTAGAAGAATGGGTGAAGGTGGAGCAAACTTTGGCAAATCAGGCGGACCTTCGATGGGAGAAATATTCAATAACCCAGCAAATGAAAAAATGAAAATTATGCTTGAAGAGTCTTTAAAAGCACAAGCAACAAAGGGCGGAGTTGTATCACCAGACGAAGCAGTAAAGTATTTTAATGATGCAATACAGCAAAACGCAGATCCGGTTAAGTTATTTACAGGTCAGATGGCAGGAACAGGAAAAACAGGACAAGAAATATTTGCCATTGATAAAGGGACCTTTGAGGCAAAAGTCCAGGAAACAATGACAACTAGTGCTGAAAAATCACAAGAAGTAGTAGAGACTTCTTCTGCCGGTGAAGTTATGCAGTCTCTTGTTAAGCAAATCGGAACGTTTCTTTCAAGTGTCCTGGGACCTGCAGTTATTGCCGGTGCCGGAGTTTCTGCCGCAATGCGAATTAAGGGCAAGCATTTTGGGTCTAGGGCAAGAATGCTACATGATCTAGGGTTGCGCCTAAAAGATTTGGTGCCTGCCTCAAAAGAAGAGGAAGAAAAAGAAGAGATTGATGCTGGGCAAGAAACACCCCAAGGCGGCGATACACCAGATGATACCCCCGGTGACACACCTGGCAAAGAGGAAGCACCCGGAGAAGACGATGGCGGCGCCGGTGGTTTTGCACCACAACCAGAACCAGGAGAGGACCCAGAACCAGAACAAGAGAAAAAGAGAAAATTAGTTCTCGTTAGGTTAGATGACGATGGAGTCAAGTTCCACCCAGGATCGAAAACTAGAAGTCCCAAGAAGAAAGAACAGGAACGTGATCTTATGCAGAAAGCACAAGATCAGGGTATTACTGGACGCAACACAGATCCATCATCTGACGACCTAAGAAATCAGTTTGGTGTCCAGGGTGATACCACTCCAGTTGCAGATTTGCCTGTAGATAAGTTAGTTAAAAAGGTTAAAGGTCGTGGAAAACTAGACTTGGAACCATATATGACTGTTGACGCCTCGATTTACAACGATATGGCAAAAGCAATGAAACAGGCAGGACTAATTAAAACTGCTAGGTTAAATAAGAAAATCAAGGCAGCAGTTGAGGGAACAGTTGAAGTTTTGCTTAAGCAGATAACTGACAAGACACCTCCAAGAAAAATGACCTATAAGCAAGCGCAACCAACATTGATAAAGCAACTTAGAAACAACGGTTTAGGAAAAACATCCAAGAATTCAAAGGCATTGTTTATTTTGTTAAGAGCGCTAAAGGAATACGGATTAATCAGGGGAGACATACCTGAAGATCCCGTAGAAGAACCCCAGGGTGGAGATGATAGACCAGATAACCTTGACGCCAACTTATTTGAAAGTAGGCAAAAAAGATCTAAGTCAAAGCGCCTAAATATTACTAAATTATTCAAAAATTAATCTGGTTTTCCCTTAAAATAAAATAAAGGTGTTTAAGGAATGCCTCAACTATTTATTATTGAACATATTTTTATATAAGGGGTAAATTATGTCGTCACTTCTAGAACAAGCAATTATCGACGCTAAGGCGTTAAGAGACGCAGCGCTGAAAAATGCAGAGCAAATGGTCGTCGAAAAGTACTCAGATCAGATTAAGGATGCAGTTTCTGTTCTGTTAGAACAGGAGGAGGAAGATCCAATGGCAGCACTCGCTGCGGAACCTGATCCTGCAGAGGGCGAGGGCGAGGATCTCGACAAGGGATTGGATGACGATATGTCTACCACTGAACCTGGCAAGGTTGAAATAGATCTAGATGCAATTGAAAAGAAAATTGCAGAGATTGAAAAGGAAGAGGGAGTCAGCGCAACTGACGCTTTGCAAGATCAGAAAATTCCTCATGAACAACTTGCTGACGCCATGGGAGATGAGATTCGAGCATCCTCCGATGCGGATTCATTGGCAACTGAAACTTTAGCACAATTAGAAGAGCAGGTTTTTGATGATATAATGGAGTCACTCGATGTTAACGAGTTGCTTGAAGCGTTGAAGGTCGACATCAAACCACAAAAAAGAGGTTGGATGGGTGCTTCGAATGAAGAGTTGGACCATGCAGTTGAAGAAGAACTTGCTAGAATGCAAGACGATGAAGTTAAAGAGCAGTTAGAAACCCTTAACGCTGCACTTAAAAAGTTAGAAGAGAATAACTCAAGACTTGCCAATAGAAATAAGATTTTAAATAACACTAATAAAGAATTAACAGCAGACTTAGATAATCACAAGTCTGTTGTACAGCAGTTAAAAGAAAAGTTTGATGTTGTTAATACATCAAATGCAAAGTTACTATACATCAACCGGACTTTGGATTGTGGCTCCCTGAATGAGCGACAGAAAAAGAGTATTGTTGAAGCAATCGCTAAGGCCGAAGATGCAAAAGAAGCAAAGGTTATCTATGAGACCCTACAAAACACAGTGGAGACTAAAAAAGAAAAGAGTCCGGAATCACTGAGTGAGGCAGTCAATAGAGGATCTAGTTTGCTAGTTCGTTCTCGTGAAGAGAAGAGAACAACTTCAGCAGATATTTTTGCTGAAAGGATGCAGCGATTGGCTGGCATCAAAAGACAACAATAATTTTAGGAGGTTTACAATACAATGTCTGTATTAGAAAAATTAACCGAAGGTATTGTTCATCGTAACGTCCAAAAGGAAGGTCAAGCACTTCTTGAGAAGTGGGAACAGACCGGTCTCCTTGAGGGTATTGCAGATGATCATAACCGTAACGGTATGGCGGTTCTCCTTGAGAACCAAGCAAAGGAACTTCTTCGTGAAGCGTCCTCAATGTCCGCAGGTGATGTCGAAGGTTTCGCATCAGTTGCTTTCCCAATCGTCCGTCGTGTATTCGGTGGGTTGATTGCAAATGAACTCGTTAGCGTTCAGCCAATGAGTCTTCCAAGTGGACTTATCTTCTTCTTGGATTTCGTCCACAGTGACCAGAGAGCGGGTCGGGCCGCTGGAACATCCGTTTATGGTGGTAACGTTGTTGCCAAGGGACTTATGGATGGTGTTGACCTGAACCCAAGATCTCGTGAAGGTGCTGGTGGTTTTTATGACCTAGAGACTGGTTACAGTTCACCAACCGCTTCTTTCAACTCACTCGACAATTCGTCGATCTTGATTGAAAATAAATTAGTTAGCGCTTTGACTGAAGCGGACAAGAAACTTATTCGCTTTGATGCGGATATTCTTTCTGATCCAACTCTCAAAGTTTCCACGTATGCGATTCGTGATAATAAGTTGCCAGCAACTTTTGCAACAACTTCTTCTGCCCCTGGACATCCTGCATTGGCAGCAGTTTCTGCGTCTCACGCCGACGCAGGTGCGAAATTGGTAAGAAGATTGACTACAATTACTGGTTCAGATGCAGCAGGGCACGGTCTCTTGCTTACGTTCATTGCTAGAGGTGGTACTGCTGGTGCGGCTAACGCCGACTTGACCATTAAATTCCCACTGCTAGACAGTCTTGGATCAGGTGGTGGTCTTGGTTCTGTTGTTGCTTCTGACCTTCCTTTCGAAGGTATTGGTGAAGGACAGAATGTTGGTGGCCGCACTGTAGAGGGCACCGCTGCTGACCGAGTAGGCGCAGACACGATCCCAGAGATCGACATCAAGGTTGACAGCGTTGCTGTTACCGCAGTCGCCAAGAAGTTGAAGGCAAAGTGGACCCCTGAGTTAGGTCAGGACCTCAATGCTTATCACAATCTTGACGCAGAGGTTGAGTTGACTGGTATTCTTTCAGAGCAGATTGCTCTTGAGATCGATCAGGAAATCCTTGGTGATCTTATCCAGGGTGCTAAGGCAGGTACTCGTTACTGGAGTCGTGCCCCAGGTCTTTTCGTTGATGTCAACGGTAATGAACTTGGTGCAACCAGTGCTTCACCTGACTTCACCGGTACGGTTAGCGAGTGGTATGAGACTCTCATTGAGACAATCAATGACGTGAGCGCTCAGATCCACAGAAAGACGCTTCGTGGCGGCGCAAACTTTGTTGTTTGTTCCCCAGAGGTTGCTAACATTCTAGAGTTTACCAGCGGATTCCGTGCTTCTGTTACGGCAGACGCAGATCGTGGTGACATCGGAGCAGTCAAGGTTGGTTCCTTGAGCAAGAAGTTTGACATTATGGTTGATCCATATTTCCCAAGAAACGTTCTTCTTGTAGGTCGTAAGGGTAATTCGTTCCTTGAGAGCGGATATGTTTACGCTCCATATGTACCACTTCAGGTAACACCTACCATCTTCGGTACGGAAGACTTCGTGCCACGTAAGGGCGTTATGACCCGTTACGCAAAGCAGATGGTACGACCTGATATGTACGGTCTTGTTATCGTCCGTGGTCTCCTTGGTGAGGCAGGCGCTAGTTAATAGTGTCCGGTAACTAAAAGATTCGCCCTGCCATAATATTGTGGTGGGGCGTTTTTTTTGTGTGAGTTTGATTTTGGTTAAACTATTTACATTATAGAAAAGGTAAGGCGAAATGCCTTTTAAGATTAAAGGAGATTTTTACAAATGGCAA